CAGCACGCAAGGCAGCAGATACTAGAACTCGTATTGCAAACTTTTATGTAACAAACTCTGACCTACAACTGCAGATGTACACAGCAGCAGACTGGTATAACACCTATGGTCTTGGTATCGGTATGGTTGAGATGGACTTTGAGGACAACAACCCTCGTATCCGTATGCTCAACCCATTCGGTACTTACCCAGAGTTAGATCGTTATGGTCGTGTTATGTCTGTTACTCAAGTCATCGTTACCGATGCAGAGACACTAGCGGCACAATACCCAGAGTATTACGACATAATCCTAGGTAAAAACCAGTACGCTCTATCTTCTCCTTATATCTCAATGGTCAAGTACCACGATAAGGACCAGGATCTACTGTACTTACCAGAACGTAAGAACTTAGTTCTATCACGTACACCTAACATCTTGAACAAGCCTATGGCATCTGTCGTAATGCGTTCATCTCTTGACGGAGAAGCACGTGGACAGTTTGATGATGTTCTATCTGTACAGCTTGCTCGTGCTCGCTTTGCAGTATTGCAGATCCAAGCAGCAGAAAAATCTATCCAGGCACCTATTGCTATCCCACAGGATGTGCAAGAACTTGCTCTTGGTCCAGATTCAATTATGCGTTCTGCTAACCCACAAGGTATTCGTCGTGTTCCTTTGGAACTACCACCTGGAGTCTTTACAGAATCAGGCGTACTAGAGCGTGAACTACGACTTGGTGCTCGTTACCCTGAATCTCGTTCAGGAGATATCAGCGCATCAGTAGTTACTGGTCGTGGTGTACAAGCACTACAGGCTGGCTTTGATACACAGATCAAATCAGCACAAGCACAGTTTGCTCGTATGTTCCAAGAACTTATTTCAGTATGCTTTGAAGCAGATGAGAAAGTATTTGGTGGTATTCCAAAGACCATCAAGGGAACAGATGACGGAACACCTTACGTTCTCAAGTACACACCATCTCGTGACATTAAGGGTGAGTACGGCGTAGATGTACGCTACGGAATTATGTCTGGTATGGATCCAAACCGTGCCATCATTGCTTTACTACAAATGCGTTCAGACAAGCTCGTATCTCGTGACTATGTACGTCGTGAGATTCCAATGGACTTGAATGTTACGCAGGAGGAACAACGTGTTGATATCGAAGAAATGCGCGATTCTTTGCGCGTGGCTGTTGCTCAGTATGCTCAAGCCATTCCGGCCCTTGCAGCGCAAGGCCAAGACCCTAGTGAGATTATCACCCGCATTGCGTCTGTTATCCAAGGTCGGCAAAAGGGCCAATCGCTAGAGAGCACAATCGAAAAAGCATTTACACCAGAACCACCACCTCCAGCCCCAGAGATGCCACCAATGGCACCAGGTATGGAACAACAACTTCCAGCAGCAGGAGCGGCCCCCGCCCCAGCCTCAGCGCAACCTCCACAAGAACAAGGTGGTATGGCCCCTGCTGCTGGTCAAAGACCCGATATAGCCCAATTACTCGCTGGTATCACCGGCGCAGCTTAAGCAGAGGAGGTGTAAATATGAACAAGGGATCTCGCGCAGCAGCGCCAATGTCAAAGGCCGTCGAAGGCAAGAAGGACACATCTAAGCCAAAAGGTGGCAAGGTAGTTCCATCAATGATGCCAGCAGGCCGTCGTGGCAACGCAGTAAAAAAGGGATAATAACTTTTTAATGAGAGGTGTACTGGGCGATGAAAGATGATAGATACATTCCTCGTCCAGTACGCTTTCTCGATCTTGTTGTTGTAGGTGTAGGCTTTATACACAACATAGCTTCATCAATAGAAACCTTAACAGGTGAACTAATGGAGTTAGCAATTTATCAATCAAATCATCTTACTCAGACCAACAGGGCTTGGGAAGATATGGCAACAGACTTAGAAAAATTAGAGGAGGACAAACAGTGAGTATGATGAATCCACTGGCTGGACCAGCAGGCCCAGGTAAGTTCTCTACACGTACAGATAAGTTGGAACTAGGTTCCACAGCATACGGTGAAGGCGTTGAAACACAGGCTATTAAGTCTGGCGCTCCGCTAGCTAAGACTGCAGATACTCGCCCTGCTCGTGCAGGCGATGTACGCGATGCTGCAACACAAGGACCAGTAACAGAATTATACGCACCATCACAACGTCCTAATGAACCAATTACATCAGGTATTGATATGGGCGCAGGTCCAGGATCTAGCGCTTTAATGATGCAAAAAAATATGATTAAACTTTCAGACTCCTTAGCAGCAATGCTTCCATATGATACAACTGGAGAGGTTGCAGTATTGTATCAAGAAGCACTAGCGCAGGGTAACTAATGAGTGATAATCTTAAAGCAGCAGCGTTAGCTGCTAACCTTAAAGGTGAGCAAAAAAAACAAGTTGATGATTTAGTTAAATCTCTTTTTGTACACAGAGAACTATCTAACCTTCCTAAAGAGGTAGCTGCAGCTAAATATGCTGCATTGCCTCCTGACCAACAATCAGACCTTGTTAAGAAGTACGGTGTAGAAGATCCCGCTACTAAGCCATCTCGTGGTTGGCTTGGAAGTGCTTGGCATTATGCTGCTAACTATAACCCTGTAACTCTTGCCTTTAAGGGTGTTATCGAAGCATCTGATTTAATGACACGAGCCTATCGTGCTGTCGCAATTCCACTATCAGAAGGCGAAGTTGGCTTTGCTTGGGATAAAGCAAACGACAAAGGCGACAAAGTATTTAACGAAGGACGCATCGAAGACGCTAGAGCAAAGTATGGGCGCGATGCGGTAGATATCGCTATGCGTATCAAGGCTGGCGAAGACGTATCAAAGATATTTGCAACTGCTACACCTGAGCAACAAAAGTACATTATGTTGGCAGACCCACGTAATAAAACTGTTGCCAATGTAAATGATGTTGAAGCAGCACGTGAACTATTCAACGACACTCTTGCAGAGGTTGACAGAGCAAAGTTCTCTCCAGGTCGTCAACTTGCTAACAGAATCCTTCCTGAGGCACTTGAGAAGAATGGCCTAGTTTACGGCCTAGTGTCTGGAACTACAGATGCTGCCTACCGTTTGTTTGCAGATCCACTTGTTGTTGCATCAAAGTTACGTTCTCTATATGTAGTGGGCAAGTATTCACTTGACGTTATTACTAAGGGCGAGAAGGTAGTAGAGTATTTTGCTAATCCTAAAGCTGCAGCGTTTTGGGATCAGTATGGATCAGCTCTTGCTAAGTACACAGGATTACAAAACTCTAACGCCAAAGGTAAAGAATTAGTAGAAGCACGCGATGCTCTTAAAGTTCTTGCACCTGAATTTGGTCCAGAAGTAATCAGAGTATTCCAAAAGGCTGACATAGTAGATGCAAATTCTGCAAAGGCTTTCCTGTTAAACACAGAAGAATCTGTTGGACTGTTAAAAGGTTCTATCGGACGCAAGCGCGTCATCCTTCCACGTTTAGATAAAGCACGTAAGACACGTATAGCAATCGTTACTGGTGCAGATAGGGTCATTAACATTGACCGCTTTGCTCCTAGAATTATAGATGATCTATACGGTCAACTACCAGATACAGATGGAATCCGTAAGACACTTACAGAAGATGCCACACTTCTTGGTGAAAAGGTAAAAGCATCTCAAGATATCAAAGGCGTTCTTCGACTATCATCCAGAGCAATTGGTGAGCGTTTAGATAAGTTTAAGGCTAAGTTCAACATCGCTCCTATGTTCAAGGATGATGTATTTGATGTAACTGCGCCAGATGCTTCAACACAGGTATACCGTCTAGCACGTCTTGTAATGACTAAGTACGATGCAAGAATGATTCAAGAAACTTTTGAAGCATCAACTGAAATTGGTCAGCGTAAGGAAATGGTTAAGGGCATCTGGGGAACTATCGCAGAGGCACGTGGTCTAAACCTTACAGAAGCTGGTCAGAAGATTGTTAACCAGACTGTTACTAAGGGAGACGCTAAGTTTTCTGTAGGAACATTTGCTGATGACTTTCCAGACCTTGGTGCAATCCCATCTGACTATAATCCTTTTATGACAACGCCTAGCCTTGTAGATATTGACAGAGCAGCAGCGCGTAGCGGTCTTATCGGCAGAATGTTTGGTCAGGCTAACAAGCAGTGGGTAGATAATATGACTGGATACTGGTCATTCCTAACTCTTGCTGGTCCACGTTATGCTATCCGTAACGCATCTGAAGATTTAATGGTTCATCTTGCTATTGGTGCAAGCCCTTGGGGTCTTGCTAAGAGTCGTTATCTTTCAACTCGCGTTAACACAGCGCTAGAAGGTGCAAGAAAAACTAAAACTTGGTCAGACAATCCACTAGGTGGAGTGCTACGAATTCTTAATAAGAATGAAGCAGCTAAGTACGAGGCTGAAATTACAGCAGTTGACGATATGATCGTTAAAGCACGCGAAGAGATTAAAACTAAAAGAGAAGCAATGAGGATTACAACAGATCCTGCAGTTAAAGCATCTCTTGCAGCAGAGATTGAAACTCTTAAAGAGAGCACAGCAGGTGGTGCGGTAGGCCAGACACGTCGCATCATTGCTACTGCTCTTACATCTGGACGAATAAACCGCTACCGTGAAGCATTAGGTATGAAGCCTATGTTTGAAGAAGAAGCGGCAATCCTTGCAGAGCATCTTGTATACGGAAACCTAGATAACTCTATGTCTCTAGTATCTGAAGGTGCAGGTAACTTTGCCACCGGTGGTGACTTCATTACACGGTCAACTATCTTCACACGCTCACACGGAGTTCGCAGCGAAGCTCTCATAATCAATGATCCAAAGGCTGCAAAGTACGGAATAGCAAAAGAAGGTCGTAAGTTTGAAGCTCGTTCATTAGGTACACAAGACGAAGCAGCTCTACTTACTTGGATGATGCGTATTAACTACTACGCAAATGACAGACTTGGTGCTGTTGCTGTAGCAAACCTTGATAATAAAGAACTTGCTATTGCAAAGATTATGGATTGGATGGAGAAAAATCCATCTCTACGTAAAGAAGCACAATTAGCAGCAAAAGGTATTGATGAAAGACAACACGCTGAGATTGTTTACAATCGAGCAAGAGAAATCTTTGAAAAGCGTGGAACTACAGCAGGTGCTGAGAAGGAAATCAACCTAGACCTTCTTAACAAGATTCGTGTACAGAATGACCAGGGTGATTACATTATCTCTGGTCAATTGTCACTAGATGATGTATCTAAGTTAGATGATGCAGACATTCCTGCCTATGTTCTTGGACCTCAGTTAGTTCCTTTGTCAGAATCAGGCAATGTAACCGCCTCATTGATTTCAAAGGGATGGACTTGGCTAGGTCTTGCTAACTCGCGTATGTCTCGTCAGCCCATTGTCTTTAATGAAATCATTAACATTCGCAAGCAGATGAAGGCATCTGGTTTTGAGCAGGCGTACATCACATCTGTTGTCAGTAAGGTTGACCAATCAGACCCAAAGAAGATTGCCTTAGCTACAGATCGTGCAAAACGCCAGTTTGCAGAGATAGTTGAAGAGCGTGCAGTATCTCAGGTACTGCAATATGTGGATAATCCACTAGTTCGTACACAGTTAGCATTTGGAGCACGTAACTTCTCACGTTTCTACCGTGCAACTGAGGACTTCTATCGTCGTATGTCTCGCGTTGTTGCCTATAACCCAATGGCTATTCGCAAAGCAGCGCTTACTTATGATGGAATTGCTCACAATGGCTGGATTCAAGAGGATGACCAAGGCGAAAAGTACTTCGTCTATCCTGGTATTGAGCCTATTTACGCAGCAGTACGTGGTGCAATGACAGCAGTAGGTATTCCTGCTGACTTTAAGACACCATTTCCTGTGCAATTTGGAGCACAAGTCAAGATGCTTACCCCATCTTTGAACCAAGACTCTTTGATTCCTACGTTTTCAGGTCCATTAGCTGGTGTATCTATGAAGGTTATATCAAACCTAGTAGATGTTGCTGGAGCACCAGGTGCTGCAGACACAATTACCCAACTTACTATGGGTAAGTACGCAGTAGGACGCTCATTTGTATCTTCATTCCTACCTGCTCACGTTAATCGTATATACGAAACTATGAACACAGATGAACGCGACTCACAGTACGCAAGTGCGTGGCGTAAAGCGGTAACATATCTTGAGGCAGGTGGTCACGGACTACCACAAAAGTTTGATGAGACAGGTAACCTCATTCCTCCTACTATTCAGGAGCAAGAAGAGTACCGTCAGCGTGTTAAGAACACTGTTCTAGGTATTCTTGGCACACGCTTCGTATTTGGTTTCTTTGCACCAGCATCACCACAAGTTCAACTTAAGGCTGATATGGCTGACTGGATTAAAGATAATGGTAAGGCAAACTTCAAGCAGGCTTGGAACGGTCTACTAGATCAGTACCCTGGCGATTACGACGCAGCTATGGCTAAGTGGGTTGAACTATTCCCTAACCAGATTCCATTTACTATTCCAGAATCTGAGAAGAAGACTGTTGCTATCATCCGATATGCAGAAGAATCAGGTACCTTTGTAGAGAAGAACAAGGATCTGTTTGATCGCTATCCACAAGGAGCAGCGTTCCTTATTCCTCATAAGTCAGGTTTCTCTTGGGATGCCTACAAGACTATGAAGGATATGGGTCTTAAGTACAACAAGCGTGTAGATGATTACTTGCGTGAGGTACAAACTGCTGCAGATCTACAGACTTATTACAGCAAGAAGAACGATTACGAAACTTCTTTGAAGACTAAGATTACAGACTTTGAGCGTACTATGGCACGTAATGAGTTTCAGGAATGGGCTAAGACATTCAAGGCAGGGCGACCATTACTACAAGAAGAGCTGTCACAGGGTGGCAAGAAGGCCATTGAGCGTATCAACGCTATTGATGACCTACGCAATATGCTTAATGATAAGACTGTAACTGCACGTCCTTCTGTGCAAAAGACACTTAAGGAAATGCTAGATGCCTATGATTCTTACAAGATGCAAAGGCAGGCATTAGATACTGTTTCAGGAACTAGAAACCTTGTTGCCTTTATGAAAGATTCTACAATTGTCAAGATTCGTGAACTTTCAAAAGCAAATGAAAATACTATGAGTGCTTACAATACATTGTTTGCATCGTTATTAGGAGATACTGATGGTTAAGCCAACTTCCGGTCCAGATGCCGCACGAGCACAAGCAATGAATTCTCCTGCAACACAAACTAGCGGATCAGCTACCAGTGGTGAAGTTGCTTTTGATGTTTTTGTAAAGAACATTTCACAGGCTTCTGAGCCAGCACGCCTTGCTTTGGCTGAAAGATTAAAAGAAGCAGGTATCTGGAAAGGCAAAGTATCAAGTAAGTTTGACCTTAAGTACTACACAGCTCTAGCAAAGCTAGAAGAAAAGTATCAAGGTCAGGTAGCGCTAGACAAGATGGTTGGAGCAACTGCTCCTACTGCGCGATACGATGTCCTTACAGACATCATTTCAAGTGGCGGCGATGGTGATGGCGGTGGCGGTGGTGGCCCAAGAACCACTAGTCAAACCTATGTAACTAGCGCATCTCAAACCGCTAAACTTCTTAATACAATTGCAGTAGATCTGCTTGAGCGTAACTTAACAAAGGCAGAACAAGCCAAGTATCTTAAGATGATTAACGCTGAACAGCGTAAGCAACCTACTATTCAAACACAAGGTGAAGGTTTTGTTACCACCAAAGGTGGTATAGACGAGCAACAGTTTATTACAGAAAAGTTGGAAGCAACTTCAGAGGCAAAGAACGTACGTGCAACTGATGCCTACACGATTCTTATGAAAGAACTTGGAGGCCTAGACTAATGGCAGTTGATGTTAATAAGTTAATTGCAGATGCAAAGGCTAAACAAGAAGCAGCAAGAGCTGCCGCTGCGAAAGCACAAGCACAAGCATCAAAAGAAAAAATAGATAGTGAAACGCAGGCACGTTCTAAAAGCCAAACTGATTATGCTAATACTCTAAAGCCAAGATTAGAACAATATGAATCACAGCTTGCAATTTGGGCTAGAAAAATTGCTCGTGGAGATAAACTTTCTGCTGTAGAACAAAAAGAGTTTGACAAATTAGTCAAGGACTATAACTCACTTAACAAAACAGTTGATGCTGCAATCAAGAAGTCTAATGACATTCTTGTAGAGGCACGTAAAAAAGCTGCAGCGAGTTCACCTACTCCTACGCCAAATCGAGGAGGAGCACCAACAGGACCTACAGGACCTACAAGTCCTACTCCTGCTACACAGACACCAGCTACAGGTTCAACACCATCAGGAGCACAAAATCCTCCAAGTGGATTTGTACAACGTACACCTACAACTGGTACTGGTGATAGAAAACCTAAGCCTGATACAACAACACCAACGCCTACTCCTGAAGATAGAGAAGCAACAGCACTTGGTGCTGCTTCTACTACTACTGATTTAGCGCTACCAGAGACTTTGTTTAAGAACATCCCAAGTCTTAATGCAATACTTAAGAAGTTTGTAAATACCCCTGGTATGACAGAGGCTGCTTTCTTAAAACTAGTCCGTGATGATGTTTGGTTTAAGCAGAACTCCAAAGAAATCAAGAATCGTTATGTTCAGTATTACAACTACCGTGATTTGCAAGCATCTGGTCAAGCACAAGGCACAACTGCCTATGAGATGGAAATTGCAAAGATTGAGGCAAAGCTCAAGAAGCGTGCCGTAGAGATAGGTTCTGCAGCGGCTAATGATCCTGCAGCGCTGCGTCAGGCAGCAGAAAATCTTTACATTACTAATCGCAGCGAAGATGAAGCTTTTATTACAGACTTCCTTGCAGCATCTGTCAAGACAATGGCAGGAATGATTGGTGGCAAAGTAACTCAAGGTTACTCAGGTGAGGCACTTACTAACTATGACAAGTTGGTTGAAGCAGCTCGTGATAATGGTTTCCAAGTAAGCGATATCTTGCCAGGTGCGACAACAGAACAGCAGGTTATACAAGGGATTATCTCTGGTAACATTGATGTTAACCGCGTAATAGCAGATGCTCGTAAATTAGCATCACAAGGACAGCCTGAATATGTCCGTGATTTACTTGCTCAGGGCTATAACCTTAAGCAAGTCTTTGCTCCTTATCGGCAAGTAATGGCTAACGTACTCGAGATTGGCGATCCTAACCAGATTGATCTTAATGACCCATTACTTCGTTCTGCAATTACAGACAAAGGCGATATGAACTTGTATGACTTTAGAAAAGCACTTCGCCAAGACAACCGTTGGCAGTACACAGAACAAGCAAGACAGGATGTATCTACGGCTGCATTACAAGTACTACGCGACTTCGGATTTCAGGGGTAATTAAATGGCTAGAATTAACGAATCGTTTTACAACGTAAATCCTGTTGTAGACGAACAAACTAAGATGCAAGGTATGCGTGCTGCACAACCTGCACCTGCAGTTGATATACGTGTAGCTCTTGCTAAGTTAACCAGTGGTCAAACATTAACACCCGCTGAGCGCCAAGCACTAGGTATGTCTCCAGCAACTCCAACACCTACGACACCAACAACTACAGCTACGACAACTACTCCTAAGCCAACAACTACTCCAAAACCAACGGTTACTGGCACAACTCCTACAGTGAATCAACCTGCTGGAAGAAGAGTTGCATCAACCTACGTAGATCCCACAACTGGTGACACTTATTCTATTTATGACGATGGTTCACGAGAACTGATTGCCAAAGGAACTAAGGCATTAGATGCTGCAACAGAAGCTGCACGAATTGCAGAAGAGAAGCGTCGTGCAGGACAATCTGCTTACGATTTATTGTATTCACAATTTGCACAGTATGGTCTTAGTTCATTAGTAGAACCACTTAAGGGTTTAATTATTACAGGTGCATCACCTGCAGAGTTTACTATTAAATTGCGCGAATCAGATGCTTATCAAAAGCGTTTTTCTGCCAATAAACAACGCATCTCTAAAGGATTAAGAGCAATTTCTGAAGCAGAATATATTGGGTTAGAGGATCAATACCAAAACATTCTTCGTAACGCAGGACTTCCAGAATCTTATTGGAAGCAAACAGTTGACCCAAAAACTGGCATAGTTTCACAAGAAGGATTTGCTAATTTTATTGGTAATGATGTATCTGCAGTGGAACTAGAAGATCGAGTTTCTACAGCACAGAAACGTCTACTTTATGCTAACCCAGAAGTTGGTATTGCGCTTAAGACTTTCTACCCAGATATTACTAATGGTGATCTTCTTGCATATGCGCTTGACCCAACTAAGGGACTTGAGCAAATCAAGCGTCGCATCACTGCAGCAGAGGTTGGATCAACAGCAGTTCAAATGGGACTTGCAACTAATGTAACAGATGCAGAATATCTTGCACGTTATGGTGTAACTAAGCAGACTGCTCAGCAAGGCTATCAAACTATTGCTGGTGGATTGCAACGCGGCTCACAACTTGCATCAATCTATGGAGAAAATCCATACACTCAGACAACAGCAGAACAAGAAGTCTTTGGTGTACCTGGTGCAGCAGAAGCTAAAGCAGCACGTCAGAAGATTACTGGATTAGAAAAGGCTACCTTTGGTGGTCAAACCGGAGTATCTTCTAGCGCACTAGCACGTGACCGCGCTGGTAATTTCTAAATAAAAGCCTGCCACTAGAACGACTGGCCTAGTGGAGCGACAAGAAGACCAGTAGCTAGAGCCACACCAGTTCCCCAACTGAATGTGAGGCTAGCGCCAACAACTAATAGGGAGAAGGACCACTATGTCCAATTACGACTACGAGGATGATGACGACTTC